ACCTGAAGTGCCAGACCAGTTGTTTGCTAGTCAGACTACTATTGTGGTGTCGGATTCTAAAGAAGGATGGGCAAAATCGCTTAGACAGCTCATTGCTCTTTTATATTCTGGTGAAATTCCAAAGTACGATGTATCCAAAGTTAGACCTGCAGGAGCTAGACTTAAAACCTTTGGTGGAAGAGCGTCAGGACCTGGACCTTTGGAAGAACTTTATAAGTTTTGTATCGCCAAGTTCAAGGGGTCAGCTGGTCGCCGCTTATCATCACTCGAATGCCATGATATTCTCTGCAAAATCGGGGAAGTTGTTGTTGTGGGCGGAGTACGACGCAGTGCCATGATTTCATTGTCTGACTTGTCTGATGACAAGATGGCTCATGCTAAGGCTGGTAATTGGTGGGATGGTCAAGGACAACGAGCATTGGCTAACAACTCTGCTGTCTATCAAGAGAAGCCGTACATCGGTCAGTTCATGCGTGAATGGACATCTATCTATGAATCACATTCAGGTGAGAGAGGAATCTTCAGTCGTGATGCGTCACAGAAACAAGCAGCCAAGAACGGTCGTAGGGACGCTACTTACGATTTTGGTACTAACCCCTGTAGCGAAATTATTCTTCGTCCTTATCAGTTCTGTAATCTCTCTAGCTGTATTGTTCGCAGCGATGATGATATGGATTCTTTGGAGCGTAAGATTCGTGTTGCGGCAATTCTTGGTACTTTCCAAGCTTCGCTAACTAACTTCCCATACTTGCGTAAGATTTGGCAGAAGAACACTGAAGAAGAAGCACTACTAGGTGTGTCTATGACTGGTATCTGTGATAACGCACTGTTGAACAACCCTGATGATGCTGACTTACCAGCACGATTGGAGAGACTAAAAGATGTTGCTGTATCTACTAACGCTGAGTTTGCTTCTGCTATTGGGATTAATCAGTCTGTGGCGGTTACAGCAGTTAAACCTGAAGGGACTGTATCTCAACTCTGCTCGACTGCTAGTGGTATTCATCCTCAGCATAGCAAGTACTATATTCGTAGGGTTAGAGCTGATAACAAAGACCCATTGACACAGTTCATGATTCAGTCTGGATTCGTTGCAGAGCCTTGCGTGATGAAGCCTGATTCAACAACAGTATTTAGCTTCCCTGTTGCTGTGGCTGATGGTGCTCTATTGCGTGACGACTTGTCTGCACTACAACACTTGAAGTTATGGTTGTTGTTCCAGAGACACTACTGTGAGCATAAGCCTTCTGTGACTATCTCTGTTAAAGAGCACGAGTGGATGGATGTCGGAGCTTGGGTTTACAAACACTTCGATGAAGTTACTGGTGTGTCGTTCTTGCCGATGGATGGTGGCACTTACAAGCAAGCTCCATACGAAGAATGCACCGAAGAGACATACAACCAACTTAGAATGTTAGTTCCAGAGTCAGTTGACTGGAGTAACTTCAAAGAATATGACGATAATGTCGAAGGAGCTCAAATGCTAAGTTGCACAGCAGGTGGTTGCTCTATCTAGTTTCCTTGTGTAGTCTCCTTCCGAGACCTTTATAGCCACCCTTCGGGGTGGTTTTTTTACGACTCAAACATCTCTTTTTCGTGAGTGCGTCGTTTAACCAAGCCAGGAAGCACTTTACCACCAGCTTTGGTCCAGACTAGGAACTGCTCTGCTGCAGCCTCAAATTCACCTCTATTGACCTTCATACGCAATGTAGAGTTCTGTAAGTTACCTAAGCCTACATTGAATGAGAAAGACACCAAGGCATCAAACTGTCCTTGAGTCAATGGAACTTTAATCAGACGCAATACACCAGCTTCAAACCTAGTTAAGTCTGTACGCAGTATCTCATCAATCTCATCGGCACTTAGAACCCTATCCCAACCTGCAGGAATAGGTAGTGCCTTTCTATCAGCCATTGGTACTTTAGCATGATTAGGGTCGATAACATGACCGACCCCAACCGTCCACAAAAGTGCAGGACATTGATAAGGCTTGTTGCGAACACCCTCATCTTTCTTAATCTGTTCAATACACTTTTGACTTACTCTCATTTCTTAGACCAGCCTCTTGAACCGAACCAGTAACCGATGATAGCACCAAGCATAGCCATCTCATCTTCGCTGAAAATCATGTCTGTAGCTGTTAGGAAGTCGTCCACATTGGTAATAAAAGTACCGTGAGTGAATAGATACCAGCCAATACCGATATTGATTATGAACAACTCAGCTACGAACAAGTAAGTAACGACAGGACGAACTGTGGCTACAAAGGTAGAAGCCCAAGGAGCAGCTTTCTCAAGCACTTTAGCATCGTGTGCATAAGCAGCTTTAGTCATCTCTGCGTCAGTCTGCATCATCACTTGGTCTGTGCGAATCTCTTCTACCTTAGCCTGAGCTAAGAAGCCCTTCTCCATCATCTGAAGCTCTCGCTCAGTTTGCATCTTAGCAAGCTCTAACTCATGCTTCTTGTCAGACTTGTCTTGGAAGAATCCTAAGAGGCTCGGCAGACCTGAGACTAACAATCCGCCTAATGTTGAAATCAATGAAAACATACTTACTCCTTGTTTGCTAATGGGTTATCTAATGCTCTTTTAATCTTGATGTCTACTTCACGACGCATCTCACGAAGGTCTTTGTCAACATCACGAGACAACTGTTTACCATCTCGTTCTACCTGTTCTACAACCTTTTCTAAGCGACGAACATCGTTCTTGATGTCGTTCTTGATGTCTCTGGTGTAGTCGTTTACCTTAGCTGTTGACTCTTCCATCAACGCTAGTTTCTTGTCGTATTCAGTAAAGTCTGGACTTACATAGTTCTTAATGGCAGAACGCATAGACATATAATCATTGTAGAACTCAAAAGTACCCCAGAAAGCACCGCCAACGACAGGTGCAATCGTGATAATCATTACCATGAGTTTGTTAGTTAGTTTAAAGCTGAAGCCAGCTACGCTAATCTCTTTTTCTATACTGCTCATCTACCATCTCCTCGTGTGTTTTCTGACTTCCCATTATCAGAGCGTAATAGCTCCTGTTATTATCTTGTATTGGTTTCTTAACCATATTCCTAAACAGCATATCGACAATCATCAACGGCTGTGTCTGCATCGGTAAATCGACCATCACTGGTGCTGTCTGCGTGACTTCATTCTTAACTTCAGCTCTAGTCGGCTTTGCCACTGGTTTAGCTTCCGCCTTCTTCTCAGCCTTTGGTTCTGCTTGGGCAGTTTGAGCTGCAGGTTGCGGATTAGTCTGTTGAACTGATACTGTTGCATTCACTGGTCTCGTAATTACTTCGTTGACAACTGGGTCAGACACGACAGGAGTCGTAACGCTGATTGTGCCTGTTGTACTGACTTGAAGTACTGGTGCTGAAACAACTGGTGCTGATGGTGTGACAATGTTAGCAAGTGCATAAGCTGCTTCGTATCCACTACATCTTCTGTCATACAGCGGATTAAGGCTGCATTGTTGATTGAAATAAGCCTGAGTGTATCCTGGACAGCTTGGGTCATATAAAGCATTCAATCCACATTGTTGTGTTAAATAAGCTTGAGCGTAACCTGCACAGCTAGGACTAAACAGAGGGTCTACTAGACACATATCTCCAGTAGCTTGTGTAATATTTGACACATTTTCTACTCTTCTAAATCCTGGACCGCTGTAGTTCAAAGTGTACTGGTTCAGTGAACTATCGCCAGTCATTCCCATTGTTACAGGTCTACTAGGGTCTATATTGATTTGTTGATAATGCACACCAATATAGCCACTAGGTCTAATCTCAACACCAAAAGTGTTTAAGTTCTGCGGTCTACCAAACTCACTGATGTTTTCCCACATATATCGTTGATACTGTGGAGTTCCTTCAGTTAAGAACCTACCTGAGTAGTTCAACAAGTCCGTCTGCAATGGCATAATAGCAAAGCTAAACGGATGGTTAGGCTGTGTTATGTCATATCCTGAGCAACAGAAATGATTTGTTGGATTGAGGAAACCAACAACACCGTTACTAAACATATATGATTCAGTAAACACACGACCATAATAAGGGAATGGAAACTGAAGTGGTACTCTAGCATATCCGTCATCCGATATATTGTGTTGTACTACAACTTGTGCAGTAGCAAGGTTGCACCATAATGCAAGTACAACTAGCCATCTCATTTTATCTTAGGTCGTTTAGGAATCATCTCTTCGTTGTTTAGCCAGAAGTTCTTGGCTTCAACACCGACTTTACCTTCTACTGGACAGAATGTACCAGCATCCCACATAGCCCACCAAATAGCAGAATCCTGACACATTACTGACACAGCAGCAGTCTTCATCTGCATATTGAACAATGACTCAGCCTTGATAATCATTTCACAGTTAGCATCTCTTACTGTAGTTCCCATAGAGATACCAAAGATTTGAGTCTGCACCGCTGCAGCCACACCGCTACTACACATCTTGTTATTGATGGTTGTAATAGACGGTGAAATAGCTGACGGAGGAGGAGACTTTACTGTTGTCTCTGATTTAGATGTAGACTCAGTAACAATAGGCTGTGCGTGTACTGGGACATAGCTTAGACAAACAATGACTAAACCTACCCATAGATAGAGTATCGCTCTCATTATTGTCCTAATTCTTGTTCTAGTTTACGCAGTTCTTCTTTTTCAGCTTCTGTTAGACCTACAGGAGCACTTTGCTTTGTTTCTGATTGTGAGTCAATAAAGTCTTGAGCAGTTATTCCAGCTTTTTCAAACGCTTGAATAGCTTTTAAGAATAAAGGACCAGTAATAGAGCCTGACTCTTGTTGTTTAACTAACGCTAGTGCAGCATTAGTTGCTTTAGGGTCTGTAATAGATTTAGCAATAAAGCGAGGACCTAGTAATACAGTTCCAGCAGCAAGTGTCGACCATCCTGGATTATCAGCAGCTACTTTCTGTGCGTCAGGACTAAGAAGCAACAACAATCCACTACCTACTGCTCCTGCAGCTTGGGCTTGTTGTGCAGCTAAAAACAAAGGAGCTTCTGCGGTAGGTCTTATAGAAGATAACTCAGCTGCTTTCAATAAACGCTTAACATTGCTTTGTTGGTCTTTAGTTAAAACTGTTTCAAAAGTTCTACGGAGTGCTTCGTCTCCTTCTAACTTTGCACCAAGCTTGTCTAAAGAGTTTTCTGACTTGAGTAAGTTCTCAACATAGCCTCTTCGTACAGCATTAACTGTGTTTTCAATATTCAGTGTCTTGTCTAATTGTTTTGCACGAACCAAGCCTTTTTGGAAGTCCTCAAAAGCTGTAACATTACCAGAAGCAAAGATGTTCTTACCGACAAACTCAGGGTCTTTAGTCAATAGTTTCGATGTTGTGTCTGTGTATAAATCAGTAATACTGTTTCTATAAAGATTTGAATAGAACTTATACTGTTCAGCAAGTGTTTTGCTTGTATCTTCAGGTAAACGACCTTCAAAGTCTAAAGCAGAACCTTTTAGCTTTGTTCCAGCTGCGTCCATCTGTTTTTCTAAACTAGACACAAAAGATTTTGTTTGAGCTACAAGAGCAGTATCAGGCTCTGATGTTTTCTGTAAATCTCTTAACTTTGTTTTAAAGCTAGATAGAATTTCATGAGCAACACCAAAGTCAACCTTTTCTGGTGCTTCAGAGATTTGGGCAAGTAAATTCTTTTCACCAGCAGATATAGTCAAACCACCAGCTTTATCAGCTCTGTTTAAAAGCTGATTAGCTTTATTTTGTAAAGGTACTAAATCTACAGGAATTGTGCTTCTCTGTGTTAGTGTTTGGTAATATGGGCGAACTGTATTCTTTAGAGCTACATCGCCAGCAGCAATGCTATCAGCAAAGCTTTGACCAGTAGCAACGCTATCATATACATTTGTAGTAATGTCATCTAGCACACGAGTCTTCGCTGTTTGAATAGCTTTGTCAGTTGCCTTTTCAGCTGCTAACATCACAGGTTTACCTGTAAATGAGCCACGAGCAAGAGACTCAGAAATACCAGCCATAGTTCCGCCAGTTGACTGAAATGGTGTTAAACCAAAACCGCCTGATTCTTTTAACAATCTATCAGAAGCTAACGCAGCAGCAATGTTAGGGTCTGTCGGAACACTGTTGCCAAATAAACCCATTAATCTGTCTTTACCGATATTATAAAGCTTACCACCTGCATTAAATACTAAGTTACCTAATGAATCATAAGTAGCTTGTTCAACACCAGATGTTACGACTTTAAGAAAGTCAGGAGTTCCTTGAATTGCTTGTTTACCAGCTTCACCAATTGCACCTCCAAAGCCAGCACCTAGTGTACCTCTAACAGCAGCCTGTCCTAGCATACCACCAACTCTTCCACCAGCAGGTGAACGAGTAGTAGCTGCACCTAAAGCACCGCCTAACATACCGCCTAATTCTGGTAGTGTTTCAATAGTTGCTTGTTTAAATTGTTGACCTAAAGAAGGTGCTTGATAGTTTGGAGACAACACTGAAACATAGTTTGAATCACCGCCAAGTTCTTTTTCAAGACGGTCTAATTCTTGTTGCTCTTGAGCTGTAAGTGCCATATAAATCCTTATTGAGCTGTTTGACCTTGTTTTTTACGAAGTTCGTTCAATCGTTGTTGTTTTGCTAGTCTTTCATTAACTTCTTTTCTAGTCTCATCTTGAGCTTTAGAGAAGTCAAACTTAGCAAAATCACCTTGGAATGAAGATGCTTTATTATAAACACCTTTATCAACTTCAGCTTCTCTTGCAATTCTATTAATAACATTAACCAATGTTTCTTTAGTCAAACCACGGCTACCAACAGCCTCTTTTAAGAACTTCACATCTTTATCAGACAAAGCACCTTTTAAGTTCTTAGCCTGTCCAACAGTCAACGCAGCAAACAACTGGTCTAACTGCTCTGATTCTGATGTTCCAGTAACTGTCACACCTAAAGCATTAGCAACTTGACCTGCTGTTAACTTAGCACCTGATGCTGTTCCAGTAAATGCTTTATCTAATACAGAATTAAAGTCTTGAACTAACTGAAGTGTTTGTGATGCTGACGAAGCTCTGTCTTCATAGTCAAGAAGCTTCTTAACACGAGCTGTACGTAATTCTTTATCTTGCTGTTCTCCAACAGGAACACCAGCTTTAGCAATAGACTTTCTACCTTCTAATTGTTCTTGTCTAAATAAATTAGCACCTTCAACTGGACCGTATTCTTGAACTAATTGATTAAGTCTAACACGATTAGCTTGTTCTTCAGCAGCAGGGATACGCTCCATCCGTGCCTTCTCAGCTGTAGCAATATCTTTATCAATATCAGCAGCTTTAGCTGTTGCTTGTAAAGCTAAGTCAGTGTATCCTTTTTGTCCTAGAGCCTGTGCAAAAGCACGAAGACCTGCAGGAGTAGACACATCAAACTGAGTACGCATTTGCTGTACATCACGAATCTTAACTAACTCTGGGTCTTCAATACCTAGTAAACCGCCAACACCTCTACCAATTAGCTGTCCTTGTTGTGCAGCTTGTGCATATAAAGGAGCTAATGACGGATTCATCATTGTGCCAGGACCAGCAGCTAATGTAGCAGCTTGTTGCTGACCAGCTAAGTCTCTATTCATTAAATAAGTTTCAGGACTAATCCCGAACATACCGCCTACAATGTTTCTCTCTGCCATGTTATTCTTCCTAGTATGTGTTCAATAGTTCAGGACCACCACCAATGATGCTATCAAACCAGTTACCAACGCTACTACCTACATTTCTAATACCTTGCATTGCTTGTGGGTTACTGAATAAACCACCAATTTGATTCTGTAGAGTTGTCTGACGAGTAGCATCAATACCTTGTTGAGCAACTTGACCAGCTAAACCAGTCATTGCTGCTGCGTTTGCTAAAGAACCTGCTTGAGCACCAGCTGTTGAAGCACGACCACCTAACTCTGAACCAAGACCTAGTGTCTGAGCACCCATAGACTCGATAGAAGAACCTAAGCCTAATTGTGTCTTCAATGGGTCATAAGCAGCTGTTTGTAACTGTAAACCAGTTCCTTGTAAACCAGCACCGCCTGTTAACAAACCTTGACCAAACTGAATCTGTTGCTGTGCAGCTTGTTCAGCACCTGCAGCCAACTGAGCTTGTTGACGAGCTAATGCGTTGTAGTAAGCAGCCATCTCTGGATTCGTAGCAGCCATATTACCAGCTGAAGTGCCTCCAGTAGCTAAACCTGTACGACCTGTAGCGAATAGACGGTTACGAATACCAGCAAGTGTCTGCTCATTCTCAGGAGCTAACAAAGCTTGTTGTTGAGCAATGTAGCGTTGACGAACATCTTGAGGAGATTGTCCTAAGTATCCTTGACCTAAACCAAATAACGACTGAGCACCTTGTTGAACAGCTGATGTGTCAATACCTTGTGCTTGTTGTAAAGCACCGCCAAAACCACCTAAAAGACTAGATTGAAGTCTTTGTAGTTCTGGAGCTAAAGTATAGCCAGCACTTCTTAGTTGACCTGTTGTCGGGTCTACTTCAAAGCGAGACTGTCCGAAGTTAGTAGTGATGCCGACAGGTCTAAACTGTGCATTCTGATATGCCTGTTGCTGTTGAGCAGAAGTACCGCCATAAGCACCAGATACATCTGGAGAGCCTCCAATAGCTCCTCCGATAGCACCACCAATAGCAGCACCAGCAGGTCCGCCTAAAGCTCCGCCAGCAATAGTGCCGATTGTTCCTGCATATTTACCCATTATAAACTCCTGCTCCAAATAAAGTAGTTTTCATTGTCGTTACCTTTGAACGGTTGTTCTATTTTCCAGCCAATACTTTTTCCAAACTTCGCTAATTTAGTGTTATCCTCTTCAACGAGGGCTACTAACGGAGTTCCAACAAGATACTGTAATAAATTTAAATCTTCTAAATACTTCTTCTTTACTTTCGGTGTCCAGTTAAAGACATCCGTGTGAAACCAGTGCATACCAGCGAAGAACTCTAAGTACATCACATAGTCGCTACGCTGTACGACTGGTATCTTTAAGCTGTGCGTTTCCACATTCTCACCACAACATAAGGTTGTAAGTTAGCGTTAGTACCACTAGAACCTGTAGAAGAGTTAGAAACTGTAATTCCTGTTGTAGCTGTATTTACAAATGTTGCATTTTGGCTAAAATTTTGACCTACTTGGGCAACAGAATAATCGCTACCAAGTTGAGCAATAGACCTTGATGTATGAGTATGTCCAGGGTCTGTTACTGTTGCTGTGTGTGTATGAGTCACAACAATTGCATCAGCAGAACCTCCTGTTTCTTCGGCAGTATCAAATAAAGCATTAGAAGCATCTAAACCAACCATAACCCTACCAGCACCAAATGCTTCCCAAGTACCGAATCCTAACAAACTAGCTGGGTTTGTTGAGCTAGTTGCATTAATATATATAGAGCCTATCGGATAAATAGACTGAAAAGCAGCTGTGACAAAAGCTGTAGTAGCTAATTGTGTAGTGTTAGTGCCTGACGCTGCTGTAGGTGCTGCAGGTGTGCCTGTGAATGTTGGAGACGCTGTATCTGCTTTAGAACTAATAGCAGAAGCAATGGCATTAAACTCATCGTCAATCTCTGTGCCTTTAACAATCTTACCTGCGTTACCAGTAGGTAAAGTATCTTTAGTAGCGAAGTTTGTGGCTTTTGTATAGTTACTCATATCTTATCCTTAAATCAATGTCTTACCAGCTTTTAATCCAAAGTCAATCTTTTGAATAGACAAAGGAGCGTTATTAATATCTGACTCAAATCCAAGCTGCACTACTTTTCCAGAACCACCTGCATTTACTTGAGCACTATCAAGAGCAATACCGTTAGAGTAAGTAGCAATGTTATATTCACCAGAACCGTACTCAAACACAGAAATAGTATCTAGTGCAACAACTTGAGTGTTGTAGTTACTGGTGTAGTCAAAACCCCATTTAAATGAGATAGCCTGTGCTGAACCACCAATAGCCACTAAGTTAATCTTTTTCATCATCTTAGTTGTTGCTGGACTATCAAAATCAAAGTAGTTTGTATAATAAGACAAACGATAAGTAGCACCGTTGTCTTGATAACCGTTATACTTACCGATATATCCTAGTTTACCGATGTATAATTCTTTAGCTTGTGTCAAGTTAAAAGCAGTTGGTTTAATATCTTTCCATATAGTAACTCTTGCTCCACCGTTTTCTAAGACACCTCTAGTGTCAAAGCAATAAGTAAAACCAGTAGATGGCAGTGCTAATAAATACTGTGCATCTGTTGGAAAGTAAACAGCTTTAATATATTTCAATGTTTCACTGTTTACATTACTTAAAAGACCATCACGAACATTCTTCGACACATCTCTAAAAGGTAATGACTTCTCTTGCAC